ATCTCGCACACAAAATATTCGATTTCGTTACAAAAATTAGGCAGACGATTATGGGACGTAAACCAGCAGACCCGATACGGGTAAAAGGGATGACCAAGACGCAATTGGTCAAGTATTTGAAAAGCCGTGGGCTTTGGGAAAAGGGTTTTGATATGGCTGTGAATAAGTTATTCGAGATTGAAGAACTTATAGAAGTATCCCGTCGCAGCATACTCGAGGAAGGGATAAACATTAAAAGCAGCAGGGGGAGCAAAAAGAACCCGTCTGTTGATTTTTTATCTGCCCTATTTCGCGAGTGGCGTTTTTACGCTGACATGCTGAAGCTGACCCCCAAGAGCGCAAAGACCGAAGCGAAAGAGGATACGGATGGATTTGATGACATTTGAAACCGCTACGCTTAATAAAGGATATTGCCGCCTTCCAGAGCGAGGTGGTTACTCGCGCCTTTGATTACGAAGAAGGCGTGGAGACAGGTAGGATTGTGGCCTGTAATTACCTAAAAAAGGCGGTAAGGCGCAGCAAAGAACTGCGTAAAAAGTACAGCTACTCGGAGGCGGAATTGCGCCGGGTAGCCTCTTTGTTTTATTATATGTATATCCCTGTCAATGACAGGCCTACTCAATTCCTGCCTGCACCATGGCAATGCTGGATTTTGCTTAACCTGTTCGGGACTATTGACCCCGAAAACGGGAAGCGACTATTTAACGAAGCCCTTATTTTCGTATCTCGTAAATCCGGGAAGACTATGTTCGGGGCTGCCCTTGCCATAATCTTTCTGACCAAGTACGGAGGGATGCAAAGCCAATCTTTCGGTGCCGCTACGGTGCAAAAGCAGGCGCAACAGCTGATGGACTATGCGAAGCTAATAATCCGAAACAGCCCAGCCCTGAGAAGAAGGATTAAGAGCTATCGAGACGAATTGCGTTACGATGACGGAGAGAGTATGCACTCTTTGTCCCAGTTATCAGAACAGCAGGCAGAGCGGGCTGACGGTAGTAACCCGTCGTTTTGCTTGTACGATGAAGCACACGCCTTTGTCACCGATAAGCTGAAAGAGGTAATTATCACCGGTATGGGCGCACGCTACAACCCGCTTTTTCTAACAGTTACAACCGCAGGATTCTTAACAGTAGGCTTTCCGTTATATACACAGGTAGAGCTTGGCAAAAAGGTACTCGATGGGAAAGTAGAAGACGATCATACGTTCTATGCACTCTACGAACTTGACAGCGAAGAGGAGGCAATGGGCGACATAGCGGTGCTTGAAAAAGCGAATCCAGGGCTTGGTATCGCCGTATCTGTCGAGCGCTTAGAGCAGATGCGTGATAAAGCTAAATTGTTGCCCTCAAGCTGGAAGCACTTTTTAGTGAAGAACTGCAATCTATTTCAGGCTGATGCTGCCGACCCATTCATCAAAGATGACGATTTTGTGCTGTGCTGTAATCCTTTCGATGAAGCTGAATTGATAGGAGGTAGGTGCTGGATAGGGTTGGACCTGTCGAATAGTGTTGACCTTACAGCTGCCACCGCTCTTGTTGAGCACCCTAAAACAAAGGTTCTCCACGTTATTCCCTTACACTTCTTCCCAGGCAGTAGGCCTGATAAGCGTGTACGTGCTAATGGGGTAGACTTGTCAGATTGGATAGAACAGGGCTATATAATCGAGCACCCTGATAGAATTGATTACGACGATGTGTATAACAGGCTGCTGACGTTTTTCAAGAACTACAATGTGCAGTGTGTTGGCTACGACCCGTTTTCGGCACACGAATTACAGGCGAAGTTGAAGGGCAACTTAGAACTGTCACATATTCCGATAGTACCTGTTCCTCAAAGCATGAGTGTTATGAGCCCGCCGTCGAAGTACTTTGAATACTTAGTGCTCAACAAAAAGATAGAGCTGGGGCAGAATCCAGTGTTGAGGTACTGCAACGCAAACGCAAGATTGAAATTTTCTAAGACCTCAAACCTCATCCGTATATCCAAGGATGACCAGTTGAATCCTATTGACAGCATTATAAGCACCGTTGTTGCGCTGGCAGTATACATGAATCAGGAATATAACGAAATTAATTTTATGGACGAATAATATAAATATTTGCTATATAATAGAAAAATGTTATATATTTGGAGATATATAGATTTTCGTTATGAATATATGGGATTTATTTGTATCGCTTAGAGGTTTATCAGGAACGGGGACGCACGTGCGCTACGGCATTGACGGGCAGGATGCCCCCGTATCCGCCGATAATACTACGGTGCTTTATACGTGTATAAAAATCCTTTCGGATTACTTTTCACGAGTGCCTGTGATGGTAAAGGATGCGAATGGTAAAACAATACCGCACCGCATTTCCGACCTGTGGAATTACGCCCCGTCGAATTGGATGAATCCGCAAACAGCCCGCTCAACTTCGGAGTGGGACCGTAACGCATACGGTAACTCCTTTTTTGAAATTAAGGAGAATGGGCTGGAGTATATCCCTGCCCGTGACGTGTCGAACTACTACATTGATGAAAACGGGCTTACCTACGAAATACAACCACTTAGCGACCCAAACGACCGCCGCCGTGACAGGAGTAGGCTGGTGAGTGCACGGAACTTGTTGCACTTTCGGGGCGTGAGTGCTGACGGGGTGTTTGGCTTATCTCCATTATCTGCGGCCTTTTCTACACATCAACTGATGCAGAATGCTACTGCTACTGTATCGGCCTTCTACCGCAACGGGGCAATGCAGCGTTATGCGATTGAAACCACCGTGCCCACCGGAGCCACCTATCAACAGGTCGTAGCTGACAGGAAGCGATTCGCCGACACTTATGCTGGACCTGACAATGCCGGGGGTACCATACATCTGCGGCTTGGCGAGAAAATCACACCGCTTGCCGTACACTTTGCCGATGCTGAGCTAATCCAGACACTTGAATTCACCCGTGATACGATTACAAGCGTGTATCAGATACCCAACTGGATGCTGTCAGATAACGATAGCCAGCAAAATGTAGAGGAGCAGACCGCCGTGTTTGTAAGCGGGACTATTGCGAATATAGCTAACGCCTATAAGCACGAATTGGAGTTCAAGATGCTGACACCTGCGGAGCGACGGAAAGGCATACACGTAGAGTTCGATTTGGATGTACTACTTGAAGCCACTTTCACCGGAAAGATAAACGCTTTTAAGACTGCGGTAAATAATGGATTGATGACACCCGACCAGGCAAACAGACGGTTGGGCTTTGAGGGAATAGACACAGAGTTCGGTAAGTATCACTATACACAGGCTCAGTACATACCACTCGAGAAATACTCCGAGTATTCACAGCTGAAGAAAGATAGCCCTGTTGTTGACAAGGCACTTAGCGATAACGATTTGGATTCAATTAGAAGTATATTAAGAGAATTAAACGTGGTACGAAATGGACAATAAGATAATCATAAGAGAAGCGGGTGAACAGGCTTATCTGAGCTTCTATGCGATTGTATTCGACCAGTTGAGTAGGGAATTATGGGAGGACGGTGTGGCGTTCCGTGAGCGCATACTAACGGGTGCACTTGACGGGACAGATTTAAGCAACGTGGTTGCTACCCTCTTCCATGATAAAACAAAAATACTCGGTCGCACCAAGGCCGGAACCCTAACATTGAAGATTGACGAGTACGGGCTGCTTGCTACTGTTACACTGGGTAACACTCAGCTACACCGAGATGTTGTTGAGTTGGTAAAGCGTGGCGACCTATTCGAGTGCTCATTCATCGGTTTGGTCACTGATTGGAGCGACGCCGACGAGGGTGAGGGTATGGTTCGCACTATTAAGAAAATATCACTCTTGCGGGATGTGTCGATAGTTGACAATGCCGCATATCCTAATACTAACATAATTAGAGAATTTATGAAAGACGAGAAAAGAGAGGCTATCCAAGAGGAGCCTGAAAAAGATGAAATCCGGGAGGATACACCTGAGGAAACTACCGAGGAAACAAGGGAGGAGACCTTGGAGGAAACCCCAGAAGAAGAACTCACCGAAGCACCTGCAGAGGATGAGGACGAAGATGAGATTACCGAGCCCCGTGTAGAGGCTGAAAGAAGTTTAACCCAAAAAACAAAAAGAATGGAAGTGAAAAGAAGCGGGGCTAATCCCGCAGTACACGGGCGGCCGAGTTTACTTGTTGCCCGTGACAGGCTGTTAGCGAAGGGGATGGCTGAGATAGCTATCACCCGTGCAGCTGCCGACGGTGATACTACCGCCATGGCAGGTGTAATCCCTAAAGGGGTAGCAGAGTTATCAATCCTTGGTAAAGCTCCGTTGTGGGCACGTATGGGGGTTGATTTGAACCCTGCAGCCCAAGGCACGTATGAGTTGCCTTACCAATCTCCAATAGTTGGTGAAAAGCTGGCAGAGCTGGCAAGCGTGACTAAGGACACGTTAACTCCTACCGGTACGCTTGTGAAGCCTCGCAGGTTTTCAGCCCAAAAGGTTCTAACTTTGGAAACTCTGGCCAGTGCATCGGCAGACTATTTCCAAAAGATTGTTGACGACCTCAACAAGGCTGCCGACAGGGCTATCACCAAAGAGGTGTACGATAAAATCTTAGCAGGGGCACAAACCGCCACCGGTGGAGCTATTACCAAAGCAGGATTTGATGCCTTGCGTGCCGCTGCTGAAATTGAGATGGATGGCGCGTTTTTCGCCCCCCGTGTGACCTTTTTTGAGGCTGCAGGTATACCTATTGATGCAGGTTCAGGGCTGTTCCTTGCAAAACTCGTCGAGGCTGATAGAGGTATAACCAGCGATGGTGAAGATTTCTTCTTCTCGTCTCTGTTTGAAGACCCAGAGGACGAAAAGTATGTGGCCTATGGCGACCCGTCGTTCATCCACGTAGCAGACTACGGTATGAGTGAACTTATCGTGGACAAGTACACTCTGGCTGGCAAAGGGCAGATTATTCTGACCTTCAACAAGTTAGCTGATGTTGCCCTGAAGAACCCTTACGCTTTCAGTAAGACACCAGCTTTGGATTCTTCTGCTCCAAGTAACTAAAATTAATAGGGAAGGCTTCGGCCTTCCCTTAACCCATTAAAAATACTAAGATGAAAAATTTTCTTATGCTCATTATCGCTACACTCTTATGTGTCAGCGCAGGTGCTCAAAGCAAAAAGGTATATTTCGACAAAGCGACAGATACCTACAAGGAAGTGACCCTTAAATCTGAAAAGATTAGCGAAGAGGATACCATTCCTTACACGCTTCAGATTTTTGCTGATAAAACAAAGCCTTTGACCCAGAGCGTTAGGGTTGATTTCATTAATGAAAATGATTCAACAGCCTCAGATTTTACCGTCAAGCTCAAAGGCAGTGTATTCGGAGACACTTTTACTGTCATAGATACTGTTTACTCAGCGAAAAATATTTCTACTGAGCCCAGGTCTGTTGAAATGAATGTGGGGACTGCAAATAGGTATAGATTTTATAATATCGAAGTGAAAGCAGACACCGGGATAGTTGTGTTGAAGAAGGTATATTTCAAAGTGTTTGAAGAATAATCATTTACCAAGGCCGCAGCAGAGGCTTGGCTTGAAACTGTTGAGGATAATGGTGGTGATGGTGGAGGTACAGGCGAATAATTGCGTGCTTCTGTTTGTTGTTACGGGGCGGGTTACTGCCCGCCCCTTATTTTTGAAACTATGACAATAGAGAGACTAAAAAAGCAGCTTAATATTGAGGCAGAGTACACAGGCGACGATGCTCTGTTGACTGACCTTCTGGCAGTTGCTACCGCTGCAATTTCAGATATTATCAATGCTGATATTGTCAAAGTGGAGCGTACCGTGGAGCACAACGGGGAGGTGGCTTTTTATCCTTACGCTCCGGTTATATCTGTTGCCGGAACCAAGGGCGGGGTTGAAACTACTGTTACCGTAACAAAAATGTGGGAAGGGGTAAAAGTAGAGAGCGATGCCGATACTTTAGTGATTAAGAGTGGCTATGGAGAGAATATTCCTGAACCGCTACAGCACGCTATTCTGATGAAGGCAGCTGCATTATACGATACTGAGCGCACAGATCAGATAATAGGTGTAAGCGTGGCACAGATGGGTGTTATCGAAGCTCTGGTTCGCCCTTATAAACGAAAATACTGGTGATATGAGAGTTGGCGGAATGAGGCATACAATAGAGATTCAGCGACGTACAACCGAGCGTAACGGATTCGGCGAGTTAGTCGAAACATGGGGGACAATAGCCACCGTGCGTGCACAGGTTACAGTTGATAGCGGCGCACAGGTTGTGCAACAGGATGAGGTAAGTAACACGCAAAATATAAAGGTGCAGGTATGGGGGCATGTAGATGTAACCGAGCGGGATAGGGTTATATGGCGAGGTGGTACTTACTACATTGATATGATTCCGCCCAGCTATGATGATAGGACAAAAGTGCTTAATTGCAGGAGGGTGAACGTATGAAGACCGAAGTGAAATTGTTGGGGTTGGCTGATATTCAAAAGCAGTTCGACACCCTACTAATGACCACGAATGAGGGCAAGAGCGTACTGCGTGCCACCCTGCGGCGCACGTTTATCCAGACGATCAAAGATGCGCGAGCAAACCTCGATGCGGGAGGGCACAACAGGACGGGAACCCTGCGGCGGAGCTTGGGGACGATAATAAGCATTAAGCCCGACACTGCCTATGCTGCAATAGGCGCACGGACGAAAGGGAAAAATAATGCATATTACTTCCACTTTGTCAACAGC